TTGCGCATATTTGTATTGGGTGGTAAATAGCCGTAGAGACTTTCCATCTTCTCCTTTTTCACCGTCTGAACCATTTTTTCCATCATTGACATTGCTAAAAGTGACTTGCTCTCTGGCAACTTCTTTGCCATCGATTAAAGCAATAGCAGTCAACACTAACTTATTTGACATGCCAGCCGCTCTAACTTCAAAGGTTGCTGATGTCCCAGACCCTTGATTATCAACCAACCACTGCCACGTACACTCAACCGTCTTATTGCCTTTTTTAAGACTCGGAAAAACCGTGGATGTTCCTTGATTATTTTTAAAGATAATCCCGTTATTGGTTGCTAATTTAATTGTGTAAGGCGTTGCTTCCGAGGCCAATTCTTCAACGCGCTTTAGAAGTTCATTTGAGATTTGACCTGTTTTTTTTACAAAATTTGTCAGCGTGGTTTTAACGTTTGCAGAATCAAGTAGGGATTCTGTTTGCTCACTAATTCGGGCTTGCACGTAGAGAGGAGGATCAAAATGTTTCCCGTCAATTAAAGTTTTTGTGTCTCCGATCTCACCGTTAACTGCCCCCTCTGTTTCGTACTCAACCTTTAACTCACAATGTTTTTTGAGTTCGGAAAGCATATAACCAAATAGTGCTTCTTTCGTTGAATGCTCTGTGCTATCAGCTTCTAGCAAGACATAACCATCTTTTGTTTCCCGGTTGGTGATAGATGGGTATTTATCTCTTGCTTGTGGCGCTCGAATGCTATCTCCGCTAGAGAAGAATAAGAGTTTGCCTTTATCATCATAGATTTTTTTATTTAATCCATTTATAGTCAAACCATCTTTACCTGTACAATAAATGGCGGTATAAAAATCGTTAATATTGTTCGAATAATTGATAACATTCAGTTGTTCTCCGACTCGAACAGGTAATCCTGTTTTATTTTTACCAAGATTTCCAGAACGATAAATATTTACTACATGCCGTTTTAAAGAGTAGTCATTATTTAATTCTGTGACGAATTCTAACTCTGCTCCGAAGCTATTGGCAACCGAATAGAGCCGGGCTAAAACCGTGTCTGTTCCCGTCCATTCCAATTTGATAGATTTATCTGCCACTTCGTTGATTCCAATTACAAATGAATGCTCTGGATCATAATAATGGATGTACTGCTGAATCGTCATGGCATTCGCCGGTTTATATGGACCTCGCTTTTCCTTATTCGCTTCTAAACTCAGCGAATAGGCAGTCAATTCGATTTTATACCCGGTCTTTTTGACTTCGTTAATTGTCAGCCAAAAGTCCTTTCCCTTGAACCGAAAAGCTAGCTTACAGCCACTCTGTGCAATCAATTTCTTTGAGTAATAAGTTAAAGTTAAAACACTACAAGAGCCCTTTAAAAACTGCGTTAAGTCAGCAGCGTTGTATTTAATGCCACTTTTATTGTCAAAAAAACCGACAACGTGTGTGTCGGTCGTGTCTCGAATTGCAATTCGTACATTTCTTTTTGTCAAATCCATGCCTCCTCAATTTCAGCTCGTGCGCTTTCTACTTCTGCAAAACTTGACACAAGCAGTTGTACTTTTGTTTTACCGGGCGGAACTTTAAAATAGTCTGTTCCCAAAATCTCATCGTCAGGAGCTAATAAGTTATTGACATACAATCGCCCTTTTTCTTCTGGGTTTACTTCTCCTGTTGCATCAATAAAAAGTTCCGCTCCCGTCGGATAGCGATTCGGCACGTCACGCCAATACGGCACGTTTAATTTATAAATGGCAAAATCATTTAAATAATGATGTGTTACTAACTGATTGATGGTTGAGTTCTGCCCTTTATATTGTCCGACAAAAAACTGAACTTTAGCAGCTTGTTTATCCTTGATTTTGGACTCGAAGTAGGAATGATAACCGCCATACCAGAAATAAGTGATTTTATCCCCTTCTTTTCGCAAATCGAACATATTCCGATTTTTGTCTTTCCCCTCTAAACTATAAGGGTTATCTTTGACCCAAAGAGTTGGTGAAAACTCAATAGATTTTTTAACTAGACTGCCGCCTGCTCCATCTCCCATAAGGAATACAACTAGTGCTTTATTCCGCGTTCTTTCGCTTTTTTCAATCGCCATACCAGCTATAAAATGATTGTCGCTGTCCACAACTGACAAGCACCATGCCCCCGTCTGACTAACATAACCCGTCTCAAACCAAGCACGAGCCCAAATATACCAGTCCTTCGCCTGCTGGGAGAGTTGCAACTCTTTTACTGCTCCAAAATAAGCCCCGTTGGCTGTATTCGTAAAGTTGGCTGGAAGAACCCCTAATCGTCCACCGAGATTAGAATCAGCTGCCATTTTTGTGACAACTTTTTTGTTCTGGTTTTCATAAAAAACTGTTCCGTCTATCCAATTTTTAAAATCACCTTTTCCATTCCCGGACAATAAGACATTCTTCTTTTCTTCAACTAAATCTGCTTCCTCGATTTTTCCAAACTGCATGGCACCGTACTGACTAACAATACCAACATAACCTGATTCACGCTTCAGTTTGATTCGATAATTCACAGCTACTTCTTCACTACCGTTATTCTCAATCTCAGCTTCTAAGATACCTTGCGCATTCTTTTTAAATTCAAAATAGCGTGGATTCTTAGCGTGTGCCAATCCATCTTCAATAGCAAAGACTAAAGTGCCTCTGCCGTTGTTGCGTGCTAGCGCTTCAAAACTAAGAGTTCCTGTAGGGACAGCGTAAAACACTCTGTCTGGGTATCGACTGAATGTTAACTTTTTCGCTTCTTTTACGTTTAAGGCTGCTTGGAGGTTATCGTATTCTTCGACAGTCCCCGCTTTATTGTAAAAAGGGACTGAGATTTTTTTAATGTTTCTTCGGATGTAAGCAAGTTGCGACCCGTCTTCAATTGAATTTTCGTTGAATTGAGGGTCAAAATCTGCTCCATCGTACAAAGTAAATCCCTTTGCTACGGTTATAAATTTGGTTAATTCAATATCATTAAAAATTACTTTTTCCAAAAATTATCACCACCCTTCTCCATTAACTGCTCTTAAAATTGCTTCTCTTTTTGCTTGCTCTTCTGCTACAGGCTCGGCTATGGCTTGTGCGATTGTTCGTTTTCCGATTTCCATTGTTACCATTATTGGACGTTTAACCATATCTTGTATACTATCCATCGTCCGCGCCAACAAGCCATCTTCTTCTCTGTCTTTCAGGTATCTTATCAGATCGATAAGCATATTTTTTACATCAGAATTATCCCGATTAACGAATTCAACTCTTTGTTCAGAAGACAAGTTCCCCATACGTTGCGCAAGCTGTGCAATGTTTGTATTTTCAAAGCCAATACCGTTTGCATAAGCTGGGAATAATCGCTTAGTCTTATTTGCAGGCAATACTTTAGCCCCGCGAGGTAGCGGCAACATGACGTTCCGTCCTTCTGGAATAAAACTTTCGCCAGTAGGAAAAGTAACCAGTTCTCGATACAGTGGTCCTTTTTGGTCGTTAACCATTGCAAGACCACCGGGGTGGAAGTTTGTTCCTTTAGCATTATTGGTGTGTCTTGTGAAGATGTTGATTGTTTTATCTGCCAAAGTACTTAGCATGCCTCTGATACTACCAATAACCCCCGAAGCATTATCAACAGCGTTAATATGTACAGTTGTGCCATGTACGCTGTTGATATTGCTTTTAGCCGAAGCTGTCGGCGCGCCTGTTAAATCACGGGCATTAATGCCAACCGGATTATTTTGCTTCACATTATTGATAGCAGCACTAGCTGCGTTAGCTTCTCCTTGGGTATTGTTTTTTGCGTTAAGATATGCAGATTGATACTGCCGTACCGCGTCAATTGTCTGTTGCGCTTCTTGCGCTGGCAACGTTGTATTGTTTTTTGCTTCAATCGGAATTGTTGTTCCGGTTAAAGTCTCAACTGCCCGACGAACTGTTTCAATATTTCCGCTAGCTAAGTCTTCGATCATCAACTTTTGTTGGGTTGGGGTCATTAGATTCCAAGTTTCTAAAGCGTGTTGGGCAGCTTCTGCACTACTAAGAAAATTATCGCTATTCCCTAAAATCTTTTTGATTTGTTCAGGCATAGCATTCCACGAAGCAAGCATTTCCCTGCTATTCAAAATCGCTTCGATTGCAGGTTTGCCATCTGTAATCAACTTCTTATCTTCCGGGGTAAGACTATTCCATTGATCTGTAGCGACCAAAGCCTCTCCTATTGCGATTTTTGCGTTTGTTTTCAAGTTCGCTTCTTTAACAATGAACTTCATTGCTTCCCAGCCCCCCTCTGCTTGGAGCGCTTTCTGGATTTCTTCTTGAGCGTTAGTTTTTACCTTACCTGTTTTTGCGTCCCAAACCATCGCATTCCATTGCGTATTGGCAAGCTTCCCAGAAGCTGTGGTTTTTTCGGTAGTTTTCGCCCATAGCTCGCTTTCTTCTTGGATTTTAGAAGATGCATTAGAAAACTTATTAACGAGTTCGTCGTAAGACAACCCTAACTCTGAAGCATTTCTTTTCATTTGATCCAAAATTGCTTTTTGTGCTTCGGGCGTAGATTTATTTAAAGCTGTGTCAGTTAATTTTTTCTGGATTTCAATCCACTTTTTGCCATAAGCGTCCATCTTTGCGTCGTGCTCTGCTTCCAGAGTCTGCATCTTAGTCCTGATTTCTTCACGAGCTTTTAAAGCGGCTTCGTCTTCTCCGCGAATGTCATTATAAAGTTTTTGTAAATTACTTTTGCGCTCTTTATAAACCTTGTTTTCATCCTTAATCCAACCCTCGACTACCTTCTTGGCTTTTGAAATTTGAGTGTTATTGAGTTCATCTAGTTGCCCATTCATAGCCTTGGTAATAGCAATCTTCTCATTTCCAGAATATTTCATCAAACTTAATTGTGTTTTAATAAGTTCGTTTTGATTTGCCAAGACTACTGATTTTTCTTCTTCTGTTAATTGGCGATGTTGTTCGCTGGCATTTTTGTAGATGTTAATAACTTCATCTGACATCTGTTGCACATTGTTTTTTATCTGCGTTGTTTGATTGGTTAATTCTTTGATCGTTTCTTGACTAAGTCCGAGCTTTTCTGCTAGTTTAACTTTTTTTCCTAATTCCTCATCCGCAAGTTTTGTTATCTCGGCTGCTAAATCCTTAAACGCTTTTTTAACGTTATTGATATCCTTCACAGCACCTGAACCAAATCCTGCTATTGCCCGATTGGTTTCATCAACTTTGTTTTTAAAGCCTTGCAGCTCAGTCGCTTGAGTTTTTGACACAGCGGTGCCCCACTCTTCCGTGCGCTGCCTTGCTTCGTTTGCTTTGGCTGAATAGTATCCTATCGCCAAAAGTGCTGCGCCACCGAGCAGAACTCCCCATGTAACAGGATTTCCTAACAATCCAATTGCTCCAGTTAGCCCTCCTGTAGCAGCTGTTGCACCCGTTGCAGCACTGCTTAATTCAGTTATTGTAGTTACGCCGTTTTTTGCAGCTCTTAGTTTTTTCAGTTCGTTAGCAGCCCAACCTATGCCTCTAGAAAATCGTCCTATTCCTATAGATGTACTTCCTATAACCGTGCTAGCCTTGCCAAACAAAGAAAGCGCTGGCCCTGCAGCAGCAATAAGTAAGCCCCAGTTAATAATATTTTGTTGTTGTTCTTTGTCTAGATTATTAAAGCTATCTGCCATTTGAGACAGCATTTTCAAATACGGTTCGCCGGCTTTGACGCCATTTCTGATTGCGTCTAAAAGAGGGCCGCCAAATTTAATAGCAGTCTCCACTAACTCGTTTCTCAAAATCTTTAGTTTAGACGCAGTTGTTTCGTATCGCTTGTTTGCTTCGTTTGTTAAAGCTGTGTTTTCGTTGAAAGCTTTATTACCACGAGCTACAGCGTTTTTGAACAAATCTTGAGCATTAGCGGCACGTAAGAGGGAGTCTCTTAGCCGAACTTCTTTTATGCCCATTTCATTGAGCATTTCAATAGCAGAGCTACCGTGTTTTTCTGCATCTCCTAGCCCTTGTAAGAATTTTTGGATCGCTCCAATTGCGTCTTTTTCGAAAGCTTGTTTAAATTCTTGCGCAGACATGCCAGCAATTTTTCCGAAGTTTTCTAAGTCACGAGATGACTTTATAATGCCGTTCATTTCGTTGGTTGTCATGCCGATAGAATCTGCTAGGTTTTTAAAGTCTTTAGAATTATTAGAAGACATTAGCTCTAATTCGCGTCTTGTCATGCCTGTTTTAGCACTCAACTGTTCCATTTGAGCTAAACCTGTTTTAGCAGCAACTTGCATTTTCACCATGATTTTTGAAACTGCAGAGCCTCCCATTTCGGCTTCTACCCCTACAGATGATAGGGCAGTCGCAAGACCTAAAATATCCCCGTGCGTCAATCCGATTTGCGTTCCAGCTCCGGCTAACCGCAAAGCCATTTCAGTTATTTCTGATTCTGTTGTTGCAAAGTTATTTCCTAAGTCAACGATAGCAGACCCAAGATTACTAAACTTATCTTGTGGCAGCTTAGTAATGTTGGCCAACCTTGCAAGAGACGTCGCCGCTTGTTCTGCAGACATGTTTGTAGATTCCCCCATGTCAATCATGGTTTTTGTAAAGCTGACAACGTTTTCTGTTTTAATACCTAATTGCCCGGCTGCTTCTGCTACTGCTGCTATTTGTTGGTGACTTGCCGGCAGCTTCGTTGCTAACCCTCGCAAACCAGATTCCAAATCTTGGTAAGAGTAAGTAACCCTACCCGTTGAATCGACAACTTCATCATTTGTTTTCTTTACGCCTGCAAATGCGCTTTCCCAAGATATAGCTGCCTTGACTACAGCTCCTGCACCGGCTACCATCGGAACTGTTACTCCCCGGGTTAAAGCAGAACCAACTCCTCCTAAAGTCTGCCCAACTTTTTTCATTTTGTTGCCAAAGTTGATTGCCGATTCTCCAAAACGATTGAATACACTTAATTCACGCCCTAAAGCATTATATTTATTTTGGAGTTCTGCTACTTTAGCTGCAGTTGCTTCCATTGCTGCCTTTGCCCCTAGCAGCCTTACTTTTTGTTCTCCTGTGGCGTTATTTAAACTCCCAGTTTCCATTTTTAGGTTCTGATAAGTTCGAGCTTGTTGCACGAGAAGCGCTTGAGTTGCTTCTAAAACCTTCCCAGTTTGAAGATAACTTGCTTTCAAGCCATTTAATTTATTACCTTGGCCTTTATAGCTGTTTTCGACAATTTTTAATTGGCTATCTAAACCTCGCAAAAGAACTTTTAATTGAGCTGAGCTGGTTCTAAATGGTGATATATCCAATTGCGCCGTTGCAACTAAATCTCCAATATTACTTGCCATTCAATTTCCTTTCTAACCAAAAAGAAACGGAAAGGCTTTATCAAGTGTAGTTTCTATAACTTCTTCTTTTCTTTCTGGCTTTTGTTTTTCTAACGCTTCTACCATTAATTCAAAATCTGATAGTTGCATTTTTTTGATGTCCAGAATTGTATAGCCACTGTTTAATAAAGACTGAATCCACAATAGCAAATTCTCTTTCGCTTCTTCTGGAGTTATTGTTCCTTTTTTTCTTCACCTTCGGTCTCTTCGTCCGATTCTTCTTTCTTTCCGCCAAGCGCTTCTAAATAGAGCTCGTTCAACTCGTCTAAAATTGACATGTCGGCTTGTTTCAAATCTTCTACAGTGAATTGTTTTTGATACATATCAACAAACATTTGTAGATAAGCTTCATTGACTTTGCGATGCTTAGCTGGATTAAAAATATCTTTTTCCCCGCTGTAAAGAGCTTGTTGGCGTACTTGGTGTTCAATTGCCAGCAAATTGTCTTCAACGCTAATAAAGTCTTTTTTAAATTCTTTTTCGACTCCGCCTTTTTTCAGTTTAATTTCAAACATTTACTACTCCTTTTTATAAAACAAAAGGCTAGGAAAACCTAGCCTAACAATTTATTACGCAGTCGGAAATACCATTTTCTTAAATTCTGCAAAATCAAAGTCAGTGGCATCTTCACGGCCAATATATAAAATATCTCCACTTTCGTCGTCTCCGCGAGCAACAAAGTTCCCTTTTGTTGTGTCTGGAGTTGGATCTGGAGCCCCTTCTTTGGTTTTCATATCCATTCCTGGAACTGTGAATTTACCTTTTAGCAAACCTACCCAGATAGCTTTTCCGTCTTCTGTACTTGTGCGGAACATACAAGCAATGTCGTTCGGCGTCAAATTCTTGTTGTATTTTTCAACGCCTTTGATAGTTTCGATTCCATAGAAGTCTTTCCGAGCGGTTGAATTCAAGTCTAACACTTCAATTTCAAGTGTAGTTTCTGTTATACCGCCTGACAAGACAACATAAGGCCCATCATCAGCCATAATTGTTTGTAGTTCGTTAGTGATTTCTAACTTTGCTGATTTCATCCCCGGCAACTTTTTAGTTGTGGGTACTTTGTTTTCTGCATTAACCACACCATATTCAAAATCTCGTAAACCAAATTTTACTTTACCCATTTATTTTTTACTCACTTTCTTTTTTCCAATCAAAAAAACGATATTTTCTTATATTGGTTAATAAGTCAATATCGTTGTCTTTATAGCGTGGCTTCTCGTTTGCTGTGTAACGTTCGAAGCCATTCCGTCCTAATATTTCATCCATCTTGTGCGCAACTTCTTCCGATTGAGCTCCTGTTCGACACCAAAAATTAATTGTTACTCTATATTCCTCTGCTAGATTGTTGTCGTCGGCATAAAACACAGGGATTTCATAATTTGGATTGATCCTAACAAAAGGTGCTAATTCTGGCTTAATAACACTCACAGGATTTTCCGGTATGGCGTAAGTAAAAATACCTTGCTTGTAACCGCCGGGGAAACTTTTTCCTCTAATTCTATCAAGAAGTTCGTTGAATTCTTTGTCACCACTAAGCAGTTTATAAACTTTTGCTTCAACTGTCATAAGTTCAACCCCTCCCTTACCTTCCGAGCATAAATTTCTTTCGCCACCGGGGTCATCGTATTGATTGTTTTTTCCTTAAATCCTTGTGGAGCCTGATAGATAGTTCCATCATCTGGAAAATGTGACCGCCATCCTGTTTTGCGGCCATACCCGATTTCCTTGGAGACAATGCCCTCGCTAGCTCCTTTAAATCCCGTTACCACGACTTCATCAGCCAAGTGGTCGAAAAAGACGTCACTTTTTGGAGTGTTTTTTCTTAACTCATCAGCGAATTTATCAGCAACTTCTTTGACCGCCGCACGAGCCACCATGGGTGCTCTTACTTGTAACCTTGTAAGGTTAGCTAAAATCCCATCTAATCCTTTTGTCATGACACACGTTCTCCTTTTATCATGATGATATCTTTAGAAGCGTGGTCGACTTCAATCTCTGTTATTTTGTATTCCAAGTTGTTAAAACTTATGAACATAGAATTGTCAAAAGGAAGTTTTGGCATATAACGAATCAAAAATACTTTTATATCTTTAAAAGATTCAAGAGGTTTCTGTCCGTTTTGCGCTAACTCACCTACATAAGTTTTACCACCGGCTTTAAAATCTTTGATAGAAGTTTTAGATACTTCTGCCCAGCAGCTATAAACATCTTTACGGATGCAGTCAATGACTTCTCCGTCTTCGTTTTGCCCTCCGGTTTTCTCAAAGATTGTAATGCGTGTATTCATTCTTCGTGTAATCAAGTGCTATCACCTCGCAGTCGCAATTGATGGATGATATTTAAAACACCGTTAGCCAACGGATAACGTTCGCTATCCGCCGACAGTCCGCGGTGCTCATATTCTTCTTTGACTTGTTTCATAACAGCCAAATCAAATTTTGCGTTCCCTTTAAAACTTTCAGGGGTACTATTTTTTTCTATAGCAAAGCAAATCTCTTCTATAACCGATTCAATCATTGATTCCAAAAGTGAATCTTCAAAATCGTAATCGATTTTACAATAGAGTTTCACCTTATCTAAGTATTCTTTAGAAACTGCCATAGACACCTCCTATCAGACTACCAAAGCCAAGAGTTCTTGCTTTGTAGCCGACGGATCGTAGTGTATGCCTTTACTATCCAAGTAATCCATTATTTCTTGTTTAGTACTAGCATTTGTCGGTTTCGCCACCTCTGTGGTGGCTTTCTTAGGGTGTATAAGTTACAAAGTATCCAGCTTTGGCGTCTGCTTTTTTAACATCAAAGCGCATTACAGCTTGTAAATATTGTCCGTAAATGTCATTTTCAGCCCAACGCAAACCGATTTCCAAGCGGTCTACAAACAATACACCACGCTTAGAATCTCCTACGAATGCTTTTGCTTCCGTAGCGGCTCCAAGTGTTTCGTCAGAAAGGACGTTAATGACTTTTCCTAAAGCAACTTGGCCAGACGGCGAAACAATTGAATCTTGCAGCAAGTAGCGTCCGTTCTTGTCTTTCAATGTATCAAGAAGATTGTAGAAGCTTTGGCTAGCTTCAAAAGATACTTGATAAGCAGGGTCAAGAGTTACATTGATAATAGCTTTCAATTCGTCAAGATTTGTGACAGTTTTTGCTTCAAAAGTTTTCAAAACCTCTGCAATAGCATAGTTAGTAGTATTTACTTTGATTTCTCCGATTTGTTCAGCGATTAAAGCAAGAACATCAACATCTGCGTCATCAATTGATTCTTGAGAGATTGGGATTGCTCCACGATAAGTTTTAACTTCCCAAGACACATTTTCGAATTCTGGCTTAGCAAGCGCTGGATTTTTTTCCAACTCTTCAACGCTATGCATACGTGAAGTTGCTTTCTTAAGGATTGGATATTTACCAGACCCTTTCTTTGTTTTGTGAACATTTGTGAATTGTTTCAAATCGACAACAGTCTTCACTTCACGAAGTGGAGTAGTCACCAATTCTTCGCTTGTTACTGGTTTGGTATTTGTTTTCAATACACCGTCTGTTTTTGGAACAATGTCATTTAGCGGAATAAGAACTTCGTCGCGAGTTTCACCAAAACGAAGACCTTCATGCGCAACAGCTCCTTTAGATTTCAAGAAAGCGTTGACTTTGTCACGGTAAGACATTTCTTCTGGTTCTACCTTTTGGCCAGCTTTACCCTCTGCATCGCCTACGTTCATCATATCTTCAAATAGTTTTAAATCTGTTTTTGCAGAAGCAAGGTCTGCTTTTGCATTTTCAACTTCCGCTTTGATTGTGCGGGCTTTGTCTAAGTCATCAGCATTTAAAGCTGCTTTTACTTCTGCTGTTTTGGAAGCGATTGTCGCATTCAAGTTTGCGATCGTCGCCTGTAACTCTTTGATTTTTTCATCAAACATATATTTATTCTCCTTTTTTGAACATAAAAAATAGGACTTATAGCCCTTGTAAAATTTCTTCTTTTTCTATTTCTCGTAGCATATTTTGAATTTCTGACTTACGCTTGCTACGGTTAGCGTAAAAGTCGTCAATTACCGCTTGAGGTAAAATACCATTACCGATGCTGGCAACTGCTTCTACATCATCAAAGCTCATGATTTCATCTGCAAAACCTTTGTCAACAGCATCTTGCGCAGACATATAGGTTTCGGCCTTCATTAGAGCCATAATGTCATCTTCCGACATTCCCGTCTTTGCAACATAAGCATTAACGATTGCTTGGTCGCTGGCTTTCAAAGCATTGGACGCTTTGTCCAAGTCGTCGCTATTGCCTGACACATAGTTGAATAAAGCTTTGTGAATCATCATCTGAGCTGTAGGGCTGATAATAACTTTATCTGCTCCCATAACAGCTACACTTGCAGCGCTTGCAGCCATACCTGTTATTTCTGCTGTAACCTTGCCGGCGTAGTTCCGTAATGTAGTGTAGATTTCGCTACCAACAGTTACCAAACCTCCAGTTGAATTTACCTCAAGAACAATGTCTGAATTATCCTCTGGCAACGCTTCGGCAATGCTTCGGGCACTAACTGCTTCCAAGCCAAAGTAGTCATAAGCTTCTTGACTGTTATTGGGAATCAGCGGCCCCTTCATCTTGATTCTTTTTGGCATTTCCTGTCTCACCCCCTTTCATTGCTTGATATTCTTCTTTTTTATCTAAGAAGACATAGTTCAAGCTAGATTGATACCTATCCATGTTAGGATCGTCAGACTTAGGTAAGCCAAGTTGCTCTAACCCTTGATTAGGAGTTAACAGCTGGTCTTTCACCAAGTTTCGAACCTCTTCTGATGACAAGCCGGTTACTTTGCGTGTATCAAATTCGATTCGATATAGCTTACGTTCAGTAGCATCTAAAACTTTCAACGCCGTTTCGCTTGTTATGGCGTCAAAATAAAACGGAAGGTCATTGCTAACATAATCAGCCATTAACTGCGCTACAGATTGATTCGGGCTGTTAACGCCGAGCTTATAGCTGGGAACTCGTAAAGCTTTAGCGATTTGTGCTGTAGAGAAGTTATTACTTGTAATTAGCTGCAATACATTTGTATCAATTTCAAGTGGTTCGTATTCCTGCGTATCATCAAAAACCAAAGGGCTTCCGCCGATTGAACCTTCCCGCATTTTTTCAAAATCCATACGGGCTTTTTTACGAGCTTCTGCGTTCAACTGTGAACCTTTAAGTTTCAGAATTCCACTTGAAAAACCATCACGGAAAAACTTAATTAACGTTTGTGTTCCGCCGTCTTGCAAAGCTATCTCATCTGCAAGAGATAGGAGTGGAGAACGCCCAAGGATTGTGTCGTGGCTGAAGAATTTCCAGTGAACCACATTATCAGAAGTGCAAGCAATTTGATTTCCTGTCAATCTATCAATGAATGTATAAATAACTTCGTGATCATCTGTTTCTTCAACTGTTGTCTCAGAAGGACGGTAAAATTGAAATTGCAAAGCCTTATTCGTTTTAGGGTCTCTTAAAATTCGAGAATAACTATTACCTGTTAAAATTGCATTGACAGCCATAGCGAACTTCCATTCCCTCGCCGAAACATTTTTGGTAGACTTTACGTTCAATAAATAATTCAAATCATCATTCTGAATGACGTTGCCTGCTAAATCTTTTTTTATCAGTGGAAATCTAGCAATGTCTCCAGCTATGATAGAAGTTGCTGTTAATATATCACTGTTTTTCAAAGCCGATATTCCAACGTATAACGGGGCTGAATTCCCTGATAATACAGAACTTACATAGTCATCATAAGAGACTTTCGAGCTTAACGATTGAAAAAAACTCATTTATATTTTTCACCTCCTTTATCGACCGTTTCGGTCAATATAAATAGCTACAGCGAACAACATGAGACCGGTAACAATAAAACCGACTGCAGTATTCACTAAAAAAACACCATACCCAACACAGAACATAGCGGCAATTAAAAACAGTGTATGGATATTATTAAAAAACCATTTCATCAAAACAGGCTCTCGCTTTCCATTATTTTTTCGTTTGTCCAACAGCCCGAACCGTCGAATGGCTCTAGGTAACAGACTGCATAAGCGTTTAATCCAGCGTCTGCTGGGTCGATTTTATTACTATTCTTGTTTTTATCAATCCGCATACCGTTGTTATCGGTTTTGATAAAGGCATTGTTAAAAGCCATTGTCAACAGTGGGTTTCCTGAATGTTTTATTTTTCCAAGCTTCATATCATCTCTGAATTGCTTAGTCGGCATATTCAACACCATTGTTGTCTGCGACACTTGGATCAACGGCCATTCTGGATGACGTTTTTCGATCATAGCTAACAAACTTCCGAATTGATAAGGGTCGTAACAAATCGCTTGTACTTCCCAATCGTTTTCGTAAATCATTTCCTCCATTTTTTCGAGAACCCTTTCATCATCAATCACTCCACTTTCAAGTGTTGTAATCTCGCAATAGCCCATTCTTTCTAAATCGGTGTAAGATACCCCGTCTCTCTTTTCTTTTGCTGCTAAACCATACTTGGTGGCCACGAAAGAAAAACTATCTATATACCAATAATCATCCATCTGTGCGAAAGGTGTAATCGAGAACAAGTCGCTTACACGACCGACGTCTACACCAAGCCATACACGTCTCTTTTTTGTGTCTGGTTTATCAGTCTCCGCTTCATCCCATGTCTGTTTATCTATATAAGACTCCTCGCTTGATTGCCGCCACATGTTGAAGTTCTTGACGAGTACTTTATTCAAACCTCCTGTTTCAAGAGCCGTTTTATATCTATCACGGAGATAGTTTGTGATTTTTTCTCTAAGGGCTTCAACCTCTAGAATCGGATTTGATTTTATCCAATTCTCTTCTTCCTTGATTTCATCCACGCTTTCTTGTTCTGCAATAAACGCAAAGTAAGAATCGTCCTCAATTTCTTCATCAAGGATTCTACTAGCATACTGATACTCAACAGTGTGCATTGGTACATTTAAATCAAGCCCTGCTGTAGATATAATCAAGATAAGAGGGTTATCAAGCTGGCCCTGCCCTGATGCGAGTAGTTCTAACATTTCATCTGTTTTACTAGCTGCGTACTCATCTAGGACGCCTACATAAGGTTCGAATCCGTCCACAGCTCCGGTATCACGACTAAGCGCTCGGATGTAGGATTCATCCTTTTTGTTGACAAGTTCATCCCGCATAACCTTGGTATTCTTACGAATGTCTGCATATTTATTTCTCAAGGCCTCCAATTGTTTCTTAGCCATTGTCCAAGCAATCTTAGCTTGTGTTCTATCATTGGCGGTACAAAACAATTGACGACTCAAAGCAGGATTTCGTCCAAATAAAAATTCATATAGCAGTACCCCAGCAATTAGAATCGTCTTCCCGTTTTTACGTGCAACAGAAACAATCGCTTTTCTAAAACGCCTGATTGATGTGTCAGTTTTCTTTCTCCACCCATAGAGGCTTGCGATGATGAATTTTTGAAATCTAGCCAATGGATAAGTTTCCCCTGTTTTGACATCTGGCAAAATTTCCAAAAAGTCAATAGCATTTTGCGCCTTATCAGGGATGTACGTAAAAGCAGAGTTTGAATTGTCAATCTTTTTGAGGTCATTTAAATGTCGCAGACAAGCCTTGATAACTTTTTTATTTGCTCTTATATGTCCGTCTACTATATCTTTAGCGTAGTAATACGCGACATCTTTAAACTCGTCACGTATCGTTGAATAATCGTAAGTTATTTAAATGACCTCCTTTCAAAAAACTATTCTTTCTTGTTATCTAAATATTTTAATATTCTTGCCCATTCTGAAAATCCTTTTTTTGCTTCTTCTGTTGTTTTTCCTGCGCTCTGCAAAAAAACAGCTGAATTTTCCAACTGTTCTTTTTTTATTAACAATTCTTCCCAATTCATGCTAAGCGCCTCCCTTTTTTATTAAAATCTTCTATTCCTTATGTGCATCCACCCATTTTTTAAAGGCGTCAAAAGATGTCATGTTTTTATTCTCTAAATAATCTTCAACAGCATCCAATGCCTTATCTACTGAATTGTCATCAAAACAATAACCATTGACTGATAAATCAAAAATCGGTACGGCGCCATCCTTTATTACCAAACTTTCTCCGTTCCATCCACTTTGTGAATCATGAACTTTTTGAGATATAATAGAAAAATTATTTTTCTTTATAAGTTGAATTAATTTTTGATATTTATTCATGTTACCCTCCGAACTTATCGAAAATACTCACTTTCTTTTCTTCTGTTTTTGGTACAAACATCTTCATTCGACTATCTACTGTCAAACCTAACTGAGAAGCGCTAGAGCGAATATTAGTAGTTGCTTTTTCTAATGTAATGATCAGAGGGCTCGGAACCCACCCTTTCTCTTCGTCAAAAACAACGTATCCGTGTTTGTCTAACTTTGCAGTCGCTTCTCTGTAAACTGCGTACCATGTGCAGTAATTTTCAAGAATAGCCCTATCTAAATTTCTTATAGGTAAATTTCTAAGGTCTTTTATAATTCGTCGATATTCTCTCTTAGCTGTTGCGCTTAGATAGTCAGGCGGGGTCGCTTGCAACATTGTCAAGCCGTCAGAAGCTTTTTCTTCAATCTCTTTCCGTCTTTCTTTTTCTTCTTTTGTCAAATGCTTTTTTGTTGCCGCCACAACTTTCATATTTCTGCCCATAGGTTTTCTCCTCTCTTCTAATTTCCTGTACGCTCTCTCACTGCTTTTGCGTCGTTCATGCTTTGCAAGATGGTTGCAAATTATCCCAATCTAATCGTTTAGACCAATCTTTTTTAACAGAAATGATATGGTCTGTCATCGTTGCTTCGCCACCACACATAGCACAGATATAGTCATTTTGTAACAAAACTTGTTTGCTCGTCTCTACCCAAATAGGGGAGTTATAAAAACGTTTGACCTTTTTATCGTACTGCCAACGTGTTTTGTTGTAACTGTTATATTCTTCCTTTCGGCTGTCATAATCAATTTGTACTCGCCGTCCATTCACGATTGATAATTTTTTCGGCCGCATTGTTTTATCTCTTTCTAAAGTTTTATTCAAAAAAACAAAAAGCCACACAACCGTGTGACTTAACAAGTATTTAGGGCAAGGCAACAGGATTCGAACCTGTACCATTGAGTGAAAATCAACCGCTCTACCGTTAAGCTATGCCTTGGAAATAGCGCCAGACCGCAAGAAGCGCCTGTCTACGAATGGAGATACCAACTTTCTATTTTTTATAGTGCGGTCTTAAAACACGAGCGAGAGGAATCGAACCTCACAGCCTAGCCTTAATAAAATCGTTTTAGCTTCGTTAGTTTGCTAGCTCTGCCTAGCGCTCGTACTCGTCTATCTAATTTATCAACGATACTATTTTATCGCACTAAATGTGCTAATCTCCCAAGAGTTTCTTAGCACTTTCTGGTGCGTTTCTCCCAAATAATTCTAGTTCGTCGTCTTCGCTTTCAAATACTAACAAGTTCCCGTTTCTGTAACTTTCCGCAAACTCAAGAATTCCACCTTCAAGCAATCTGTAGAATTCTGATTCGGCATAGTTTAAGCCCATATAAATTTCTATATCGCTCTTGATATGCTTACTACAATACTTCTCAATAATGATTTGTCGCTGATACGAGTCACATATAGCATTGATAGCTTCTCTGATTTTGCCCAGCTCTTGCTCTGCCGCTACTTTGCGCAAGACCATTGTCTCTGTTTGCTGACTTGGCAAACCCGTAAAGCTTTTTGGTTCGAAAGAATAAGTCGTTGTAATTTTAGGAGAGTATGGCTCGCCAGCGATACGCTGCAGTCTGCGATATTGCGACAACTTCTTATAAGCAGCTTTCTTTGTTTGATTCCTGTCGATATTATTAAATAGACGCATTTGCACAATTGACCTCTTTTTGATATAATAACCTTGTCTTTAATTTATCTTTCGAAGCCAGCCGTGCGCTCGGCTTTTTTTACTTTTCGTGAATCGTCATGTATGGTTCACTTGTTTTTACACGGCCGCATTTTTTGCACTCCACATAACTAAGTGGCCGACGGCCATGTATCTCAACATAATAATGCTTGCAGAAGAATCTTCTTGTGTTCGTTATAATTCTTTCGAAGAATGTTTTTGATTCATATTTTATTCGGTCTAAAAAATCAAACATAGCCTTATTACCTTTTTTATTTACTTAATTTTGGATCAATAGGAATAACCATATCAGGATTAAAATACATACGGTATTTTGTATCAACACCTTTGACGCCAGTCACATCTTCTACAACATAGCTCACGTTATCTGAGATTCCGATGATATGTTTCTTGTACTCTCCATTATTCCCAAGTGCAATGACATTTAATTGTTTTGTTTTACTGTTATATTCAATTGACATATTCCCTGTCGCTTGGAATAATATTTTGTTCGTAATGCTATTGATAACTGTTACTTTGCGCGTGATATTCAAATCATCTGCTTCTCTTGATAAATTATAAGAAACTTTATCTGCCTTGCGACAACCTGCAAGCAACAGCGATACGCTGGCAACCAATACCACTAATAGCTTAATTTTGTTTTTCATTTCACTTCTCCTGTAATTCTATTTTCTAACTTTACAAATCTAGCATATTCAACGCCATTAAATGCGTAAACTTTTGATACGACTTTTTCCCACTGATTACGTGAGTATGGATAACGCTTTGGTCTGGTCATATTTCACCACCTCATGTATAAATACTTCATGTTTATATCTTGTTCTAAAATACAGTTTTTCAATGATTTTAAGCTTTCTAAAGCGCCGTTTACTGTTCCCCATTTATTTTCTGGTTCGTACTGCACATACTTTTCAGGGAATCGTTCTAGCTCGCTAATGCCGTATTCTATATTCTCAAAAATCTCATCAATATTGTAAACAACACCTTGTTTGAACTCCCACTTCATAGCCTTTCTAAACATAGTGCCTAAATTGTATGTAGGAGAACTATATTCAGGTTCTGCAATACGAATATAATCTCCGTTTTCTATTTTTGCTAAGATTTCCAAATCATAACTCATCACTCCACCTCTCCAATATCATCTTTTTTGATATCAACAACCTCTTCAAGATATTCCTTTGAACACCAATCGTATTCAACGCATTGTCTAATAAATCTTTTTTTATAAAAACAATGCTCTATGTATGCGATTGGAAATAGCAAAGCGATGAAAGGTGAACAAATGATTAAAAATAAATAAATAGCAATTCCACAAACTTTTGAGTCTGCAATATATTCATAAAAATCTACTAAATCTTTTATTCTTTTAAAATGCCTGATAAAAATAATATAGTTTTTTCTTTTCATCCTTCACAACTCCTTAAAACGGCAACCCATCATCTGAAATATCCATTGGATGACTTGCTCCAAAACTTGGTGGCATCTGGTTTTCCATACTTGACTGGTTCGCAGAATTATCCTTCTTTTCAAGAGTTTGAAAACTTTCAGCTACAACTTCCGTCACATAGACACGTTCCCCCTGCTGATTATCATAGCTACGAGTCTGGATTCGGCCTGTGATTCCCACAAGAGCACCCTTTTTGATCCAATTTGCAAAATTCTCAGCCTGCTTACGCCACATAATGCAATTAATGAAGTCAGCCTCTCGCTCTCCGTTTGCGCCTTTAAAATTTCGATTGACTGCAAGGTTGAAAGTCGCAACTGCAACATTTGACGGCGTGTATCGTAATTCTGGATCACGAGTTAAGCGCCCAATTAACACTACATTATTGATCATCTTTCTTTTCCTTTCTTGCTGCACGTTCCCCGATTAAATATCCTAAGAACATCCATAAAATAGCCATTCCAAATTCTTTAATAAGTTCAATCATTTTCTTCTCCATTCATTTGTTCTACGTTTGTAAATGATTCCATTGTCTTAATTATTTTTTCTAATATTGATTTATGTAATGTGATGTAATTATTTTTCTTCACCTGTTCACAGAAGATACAAATTCGTTTGCCAAAATAATTACAATTTTCAGTCGAACGGTAACTTTCATCTGCTTCAATTTGTTCTTTATTAGCTGAACTCACAAGAATTACTTCATCAGATTCGTTCCAATCAGGAATTCCCATACATTTGTGAAAATTCTCAAATGCTATATCCATTAAAATATTTCTAGCCATTATTTCCCTCCTGAAAAAGTCGCTAAGTAGTAACAATCCTTAGCACCATAGTCAAATCGCGTTGTCCGCTGACCGATGCACTTCTGAAACCTTGGATGAGTGATAGCCGAGAAAGCCCACTGATGGTCTTCCATCTGCTCAATGAGATCATCGACATTGTCAAACTTCCCAAGGAAAAACTTGCAGTGCCCGTTGTAGATGAAGTAGAGATTTAACATCAATACCTCCTATCCTTCATCCCAGACGGATACACAAAGCACCTGCCAGTTGCTCCTTCAAAGATGCGACTTGATAGCGCACCATTCCCAAAATCGTCCGAGTAAAGCTCTTTAATTTCTTCACTAGACAGATTCGTGTTGATAATCGTATTCGTCCGATTATCCAGGATCTTAAACAATATCTGATGCGCCCACTCGTTCCGCTTCGTGTCAGCTTTTCGACTCTCTTTCCCAAGATCATCCAAGAAAAGAAAATCAACCTCAGACAATAGCTTGACCATCTTAGCTTCTGAAAATCCATTGTCAAACTCAAAACTTTCACGAATCTTATCAAACAAAGTCACAACTGAAACGAATAGCACACTTTTCGGTTCATCATAAGACTTAAATTGCTCATTGAGAAACCGAGCCAATCCATAAGTAAGATGACTCTTGCCAACACCAGAAGGTCCTGTGATGATAGCATTCCCAGTCTCACCCTTGGCATAGTAGCGTTCCAACCGCTTCACGAAATTCATAGCATTTTCATCGATGTCAACTCGAATTTCATAGTCATGTAGCGACTTGCTTGCCAGCTTGCTTGAAACGATGCTATCTCGAGCAAAGACTTCGTATGTATCTGATAGTTTACTTTTTACCTCAGATTCCATATTCAGTTGCTTTTCAAATCGTCGGATGTTCTCTTTCTCGCACTCAGGACATTGACTGATTTCCTCAACCTTGCCCTTGATAGGAATCTTAACAGACCAAAGATGGCATCCATGGATTTCACAGACATCATCAAGAACTGTTCTAGTTTTGAATTGTTTAAACTGCTTCATCTAAAACCCTAGCCTTTCGTCAACCGTACTGGTTAAAATTGTAGAACGTTTTGGCATCGGTTGATTTAGATAATTATCCATCTTGTTACCGAAGAGCGTTTGTGGTTGAAGATACTGTTCATACTCTGTACCTTTCCACTTAGCGACCATAATATCCACAACCTTTTTAAAATCTTCAAGGACATATCCCTCTTTTAACCTTGCCTTGATAAATTTTTGATGACTAGCAGTGTCAACCTTAAAATTCTTCTTAGATTTCAAATTGAGATAAGAAATAACTTCTTTACAAATCAACAATTTATTATTGTTATTATCTATCTCGTTATTATTAGTCTTGTTTGTCTGTAAAATTTCCAGTTCCGATACTGTATTATTTACAGTTCCAGACTGTAAAATTTCCAGTTCCGAAACTGTACTATTTACAGTTCCATCAACGGCACTGATATAGATTCTGTTAGGTAGATTATTCCCTTGTCTAACTTCTTTTAACAGTCCAACATCCTTCAATTCTTTTTTGAATTTGATAATCGTCTTTTCGCTACTATTCAAATCAACCATAAGTTGCTCATTTGTGTAGTATTGAAATACATTCCCGTCTCTGTCATGCCAGCCATTTTTTATTGAAAGTTCTAACCTTCCAAATAAGAGCATATACAAGAGTTTCGCATGGTTGCTCAATGACTTATATTTTTCATCATAGATGAATGGCTTTGGAAATTTGAAAAACGATAAGAAGCCAGTGACTTCGCTTTTTTTAATCATTGCACTACTCCTTTCTTCTAATTTTTAGTGTTATATCCATATTCAGGATTTGTTGCTTTAAAATCAGCTATGTATTTACTTTCTAACGCAAGTAATTCATTTTCTGTGCCATCTTTTAACTTGTCGATAACCTCATAGGTCCAGTCTGTGATATCGCTTTTTTTCATCACTTCATGAAAGTAACTTCCTGATTGTGCTTTAAAATGTTGGAACCAACGAAAAATAGGATGATTAACAGTTTTTCCAATATAAACCTTACCCGTCTGTTTATGAGTGATTTTATAGATGAAACCAACTACATTGCTACTTCTATATGTTCTGACATCTTCAGTAAGCCTATTTACATAAAATTGTTCTTCATGTTCTAGACAACAAAAATAATAACCGCTATAATTATTGTTCTTTATGTCAATTCTATTGACAGGATTTTCTCCACAAAATTTACACGGAATATTTTCTGTCCAAAAACTTTCCCAGTTTTCACTCAATTCATAAACATTGACAAAAAATAATTCCCCTTTCGAAGTTCTTTGAGGTATCTTTTCTGAAAAATATTCTGGATAATCTTCTTTGATTTTTGTCAAAACATCCTTCTTAGTTTCTAAATCAAAGTAGAGCCTTCGTTCTACTTGCTGAGAGTAGTAACTATCTTTGTTTTCTTTTCTGTGATTGATTCTCACAAACCAATTTGCCATCTACTCCTCCACACTTGAAAATTTTGTGTACTCTTTGTGAAAATACAACTTCACTGTACCGAGACTGCCATGCCGATTCTTTTCCAGGATCAGCTCAGTCACGTTATTTGATTCCTGACTATCTGCTTGTTCCTTTTGATAGTAGGCCTCACGATACAAGAATGCTACAATATCTGCATCTTGCTCAATCGAGCCTGATTCTCGCAAATCTGATAACATTGGGCGCTTATCCTGTCTCTGCTCAACTGACCGACTCAGCTGCGATAAGGCTATGACAGGAACCCTCAAATCCTTTGCTAGTATCTTCAATTCCCTTGAAATTTCAGAAACAATCTGCTGACGATTCTCACCTTTTGAACCAGTAATCAACTGCAAGTAATCTATGATGATAATGCCTAGACTACCCATTTCTTGAGATAATTTTCTAGCTTTTGACCGTATCTCTGAAATCCGAATCCCAGCAGTATCGTCCACGAAAATAGGCGTATCATAGAGATTGCTTTGCGCCTGTACAAGCCTTTTCCATTCATCGGTACTAAGATTCCCAGTCTTCAGATGATAACCTGGAACCATACCTTCAGATGCCACCATGCGCTCAATCAATTCTTCCGCTCCCATTTCGAGCGAAAAGATAACAGTAGGTTTATGTTCCTGTACAGCCACATGCTTTGCAATGTTGAGGGCTAGCGCTGTCTTACCCATAGCAGGACGGGCAGCAAGAATGATAAGATTTCCTTCATGAAGGCCTGTTGTTATCTTATCTAATCCGACAAAGCCAGTAGACAGACCAGTCACGAATCCATCTGTCTGCGAGCGAGTCTCCACTATCTGCATATGTGTATCTAGGATATCAGCCACATTTCGGAATCCTGTACCTGTATTCTGATTGTTGATGTCAAGCATAGACTTTTCGGTCTTTGCGATAATGTCACTGATTGATACATCACCTTGATAGGCACTAGATAGTGAGTCCGACAAATCAGCAATTACTCTTCTTAGTGTCGCCTTTTCTTTAACAAGCTTTGCGTAATGCTCCACGTTTTTGGAAGTTGGTGTGGAGTTCACTAACTCAACAACATAGTTTAAACCACCAATTTCCTTAATCTGCCCTTGATTGGTAAGAGCTGACACCATAGTGGTGGCATCGATCGGCTCCCCTTTTTTAAAGAGAGACAACATGGTCTTAAATACAATCTTGTTAGCTGGTTTATAAAAATCATCAGGAATCAATTCATCTGCCAATGAAATGATTGTGTCAGGCGCGATAAATACCGCTCCAAGAACAGATTGTTCTGCAACTAGATCATGAGGTAGTATTCTAAATTCTTCAGACATACCGAACACCCCACTTCCTACGGTTTGCACGGTACTTCATCCGCATATCCTCATAGATGTGCCTACCCTCTAACTCCATTTTTTCAAGCTTAAGTAGACGATTTTCAGACGATAGAATTCGATATTCTTTGGCTAGCTTGTCATAATCATTCAAGTATTCCTTGATCATGAACATGGTATCATTATCATTTTCTAGATATAGGTTAAAGTCCGATGTTTCATCGTCAGAAATCATTTCCCTGTTTAATTTTTCTTTGGTTTCAAGCCATTCAATCAATTCTTCCATTTCCTGACCTCCTCATTACAAAAGTCTGATTACAGACTGTTTAGGTTCTGGCAAAGCTAATGGCTCAGGACGCAGGCCTACAGGCGGTTCGTTGTCGTATGTAAAGCCCTTGAACGGACGACGAATATTCTTGCGGATTTCTTGGCGCTCTGCCTCTCTACCACGTTCATAAGCATGGTTATAACCTTGGATAATCATAGACGCAAATTCTTGCTCTTCTCGTCTTTCTTTTTCCTTACGCTCCTCTTGCAATTTGATATGACGGCAAAGCCCTGCAAATCCAATCAGCAAAGCTCCAACACCCATCAACTGGTCTAAAATCGGTGGTTCAAACATTTGTTTCTCTCCTGTTTTAAATTACTAAATACGCTTGGATAAACTCATCCAATTCTTTTCTGTCAATTCTCTTGGTTCCGTCTATCTTGTAAAGATTCAATCCCATTCTTAACCATTTCCTGATAGTGTTTGTGCTACAATCTGAGTAATTAGCAGCACTCTCTATTGATAGCCAACGTTTCTCAAGCGTCTCATGGTCAAGTAACTCTTGAAATGATTCCTTGAATTGAGTTCTTACATCTAATCGGATACCATTTTCACATTCTTCACTAAGTAGGTTCACAACAGCCTCCTAATGTGTTATAATTCAGTTAGTTATTTAAGTAAGCGCCTGATTTCCGTCAGGTGCTTTTTTGATCTACGAAACATAAGCGTTCAGTTCCATAATCTTCATCTTGGTATTAGTGCTTGGCTCCCACGTCATCCAGTAAGCAAGAGCAGCTTCTGCAAACTTTTTCGGTAGCAGGTCATAGCGACTGATATTGAAATGATCCTTAAAGTCAATCTCAGCTTGTCTAAAAACTGACTGAGCGAAATTCTTATCCGCATAAGCTGGACTATCAATACCACCCAGGCAAGCCACAACACGAGCCTTGCGCTTCTTCAGTAGCGACTGAGCATAGCTTGGATGAATCGGTTGCTCGCTCTTGAGGTAGTCGATATCTTCCAGCATGGTCGCCTGTTGCTCACGCAATTTCTTCTGGCCAGTAAATAGAGCGATAAAGGCATCCTCGTCCAAATCCTCGCGGATAAATCCGCCCTGCTTGCGAATAGCTGGCAAGACCTCTGAAGTCACCCAGCGCTTGAACTCCTTAGCTTGAGGCAACTTGCTGGATAAGATAAGAGAGTAAAGACCAGATTCGTTGATGACTGTCTGATTTCTCATCTGACCTGCCGTCGCGATTTGCGACGTTAGCTTGTCATCTTCATCAACGTGTTTTGCCAGAGCATCTCTTGAATTTACATATCCAAGAATCTCTGCTATATCTTTCCCGACGAACCACGGTTCGTCATCAAACATCACTGTACGGACTTCCTGCCCGTGAAAATTAAAAATTTCGTTCATAATATTCCTTTCTAAATTTGGTATAATGAAATAAAAACGATTGGAGAGAAAATATGACTGAAAAAATTTGTTTTATTGTGACTGCTATCGGTGAATCTGGAACACCTACCAGAGAACGAGCTGACAATGTATATAGATATCTTATCGCTCCTGTTTGTGAAGAACTTGGTTATAAACCTGTTCGTGTTGACCATGTCAATGCGGTTGACAATATCAACGAAACAGTTATAAACTACCTCAAAACTGCCCCTATGGTCATAGCAGATATGACTGAGCATAATCCTAACGCGTTTTATGAATTAGGTTTCAGGCAAGCCCGAGAACTCCCCCTTGTACCAATCATAAAGGTAGGAGAAAGACTTCCTTTTGATGTTATTACAACTCGTACCGTATTCTACGATACAGATGTGGCAAAAATTGAAGATTCTAAAGAAAATTTGAAATCTAAAATACTAAGCTTTAAAAACTTTGAAATGCCTGAGAGTCGTACTGAAAGAACCCTTACACTCGATGATGTCAATGATAATTTGACCAAAAAGCTAAACAAAATACTAAATCTATTAGAAAAGCAACAGTCTTATTCTTCTCTCGTACATACGCATGATTTTGATTTTAAACCATTGCAAATAGACAATCAGTCATTTATTCAACAAGCTCAAGAGATAATCAATCGGACAAAGAACCGTCCATTATTCCCCGAAGATAAGTGATAGCTAGCTCTTGTTGACTTTGAAGTTCAACAACCTCAGCAACTTTTTGATTTATAAGTCTAACGGTCCTCAATACTTCATTGAGGGCTTTTCTTTCTAGTTCGTTCATTCCGTTCTCCTTTCTATCTGTCGCATTTACGCGACTGTTTCGCTAAAAAAAATAGATAAAGCTTCGTCTCTTGAAAGATTGAGGGAAGAAACAATCAAGTTTACTTCTTGTATAGAGAAACTACCATTTTGTTTCATTTTTCTATAGAACGTACTCTTATCAATCCCAATATCTTTTGCTAAAGCCTCTTGAGTAGTATTGCGTTCGATAATTTTTCCTTTTAATTTCGATACATTTACCATATCTGCTCCTTTCTATTTGTCGCATTTACGCGACTTGTTGTTTTAAGTATAACTGATAAAAAAGGAAATGTCAACAATAAAATCGCGTTTTTGAAACTTTTTATATTGCATTTTTGCGACTAATGTTGTAAAATTATTGTGTAATATATAATAAGGGGTAAAAAAATGAATGTCGGAGAAAGAATAAAACAACGTCGAAAAGCGTTGAAAATGTCTGCGGACGAGCTTGCAGAAAGTGTAGGTGTCTCTCGTTCTACTATTTTTAGGTACGAAAAAGGAGATATTGAAAAGGTTGGACCTGAAGTATTAAAAAAAATCGCTGATAAATTAAATGTATCACCTGGAGACTTGATGGGATGGGAAGACAATCAACAAGAATTGAAAATCCCAACCTCCCCGTTGGTTCACAAAATTACTGAAAAGGTTGTCAATCTATCAACTCCGAGAAAACAAAAGGTTCTTAACTACGCTAACGAACAATTGAAAGA